CCATGATTACCAACTACACATGGGACTTTGATTTTTGTAAAATGTGGGGCTAAGTACATCAAGGCTTGTCCTATAATACTAGCTCCTCTAATCATTTGCTCCATACAGTTAGCCATATTAGACCTAGCCAACTCTTCGTGTATGTCTCCACTAATCATATCTCCTAACATAGGAATAATTAGTTCGTCTACCGGAGCTATTTGTCTTCTATAAGATGCATGTTTTATTATTTGATTAGCCCAACCATACATACGTCTATTAAATATCTCGAAATTGTACTCATTCAAGTTTCTCATCTGTTCTTTATACACCTGTTCCCCTACGTGAGTATCAGATAAAGGAGTCACCATAATTTGTTTTTGATGTCCAAAAGGAGTCTTTTCAGTTTTATCTAGGTGTTTTAATGGGACAGCTGGGAAAGCTTTAGTAAATTCTTGAATAGTTTCAACAATAAGGTCTTGTTTAGTATTCTCTTTTAAGGATTGTTGATAAAGTTTTTTATAAAAATTAGCTTCACTTTTATGTGTTGCGACTTTTTTATCGAGTTTTATTCGGTCAGATAAATTATCTTCCTGCGGTAAGTCCTCTTGATTGTCCGCCCAAACCTGTTTGTCGTACCACCTTTGAATGGTTGTTCGATGAACTTTCGTTCCGTACTCTTCTTCTATCCATTTTGCTAAGTTGGTCCATGTCCAACCTAGTGCTCTCCTTCTTTTTATCTCTGAGTGAGCTATTTGTGGAATCATAATGCCTCCGTACTGTGACTACTAATATCTTACCACAAGTAAAACATTGTAAGTCCTTATCTTCGTTTTTATACATATGACCTCTACATTTAGAACATAGACTATCATATAACTTAGGGAAATTCAACACTTATTTGAACTCCCTTTCTTCTGTTTCCTCTTCTATCTCATCGCTAACATAATTACCTTGGTCTTTGGCACCGCCTCTTTCCAAAGCATCTGCTTGATATCCACCCATCCAAGTTTTCATATAATCAACACGAGCAACGTTATCATTCATTGCAGTAGAACTAGTTTGCTGTCTAAATTTTTTGCCTTCTTGAAATTTTTTCTCATCTTTTTCAAGAGCCTTAACAACAAAAGAGGTCAAGTTTTTTATCATTTTACGTTCTGGAGAATTGCCAGTTATAAAATCTGCAAGTTTATCTATCCCGCTTTTTTTCTTTCGTGTTTTTCGTTTCTTCTGACTACCCCCACCATGCGTTGGAGAGTATATACCAGAGTTAGTTGAAGTAAAGACAGTGCCTGCACCACCTCCAAAAGAACCTGAAGTAGCGGCTCCGCCACCCCCACCATTTTCTTTCTTAATTTGTTTATTCTTTTTATTCATCGTCTAAATTAATTTTTGTTGGTTCTGTAGGTTTCCTATTGCCAGTTTGTTTCACTCTACTAAATCTAGTAGGGTCTCCAAACACAGCTTTTTCAATTGTAGTTATACCATTCCCAGACAATTGTGCGATGTAGTCTACATTATTTTCAGAAAACCACATTTGTGTCATGTCTGGAGCCACCTCTTTTATTAAAGGCGAAGCAAATCCCTTTTCGTTTAAAGATTCAATCCACGTTTTAGATAAAGTCAATTGATTTTTTTCTCTAGCTTCTGTATAAGCATCAATGTCTCTCTCCTCATCGGGGTGCTTATCAGACCAATCCGGGGTTACTCCTCCAGTTCGTCCTTTAAACTTCCTCTGTGAAGGAGGCTTATAAGCTTTTTGCATTGCTTGAATAGGCTCTGCCCCTTCTTCAGGGTCAACAGGTCCTTCTTCTTGAGCCGTTGCAGCTTGTTCTTGAGCCATTTGCATTTGTTGTTCTTCTTGCTCCATGGCTTTTCTAGTTTGCTGAATACCCAATGCAGTTTGCTCTGCTTGCATTTGTGCTGTAGGTACGGGTTTACCACTAACAATAAAGTCCGCTTCCCAAAATGGAACATCTTGTTCTTTTAGCTGTACATCAAAACCTAATTGCGAAAATTGATTAGCAATAGCTATTTTCTGTTGGGCAAAAGAAATTCGTGTATTCTCTGCTTTTTCTTCTGGTTGAGGTAACTGTATGTCATAATCAGTTATACCAAATGCCTTTAGGATTCTTGGGAATACCTTTTCATGTATTAGTCTTTGGTCACTTTCTACAACTCGGCTCATCACCACTAGTTGTTGTGTTTGTGACGACATACCACCAAAAGCATCTGGAGCTCCTTGCCATGCTGGAGTAACACCCCACATAGCTGCCACACGTTCTCTAATTTCCTCACGTACTGGCAAATAATCCATTTCTTGTAACGTATGGAACAGCCTCACCATATCCACCCTACCTCTTTGGTTTCGTGCTGAGACTGCTACCATCGGAACATAATTGGGGTCTAATCGAGTTTGAGCTGCAATATGTTCTCTTTCTCTTCTTAGACTCTCTGGGTCATCTGTAGTGACCATAATCATTGAAGCAGGCATTTTTCTTTCATAAAAGAATCGGTATAAATTTTTATCCATACCAATTAAGGTCAACGCCTTTTCAAATATTGTAAGTATTGGAGACCATCCGTATGTTTCAGATGGAGAAAATTTAGATAAATGAATAACTTCAGTATCTGTAAAATACATATGTTGATTTCTGTGGTAGTATTTATACATCGCAGGAACCAACTTCACATTACAATTCTCATCTTCACAAGTCCCCGGAGTTTCTTGTGTGAGCTGTCTATGAATAGTACATATAAAATGGGCATTTTTAGGTAGCCCGGCTTGGTCTAAATCAAACTCTACAAGAGCTGGATTTAATCTTCTAATTTCCTGTAATCGAGAAGAAACATTACCATTTCCTTCATCTTTATATTCTTTAGCTAAGTACAAAAATGCATCGTCTAAAGAATTTAAATCCATGTGGAACTGTCTTAGTACCTCTTCTAAACTCTGGTCAAAAACATTACAGTCGGATAACCAAGTTTTTAATTTAGTAATTTGCTCTTTATCAGAATTTTCTTTATTAGGTATTATTTCTATACCCCGCCTAAATACTTCTCCTGTAATATGGGATAAAGGTCCACGAATTTCTTCTACAGACATAACAACCGTTTGTAAATCTTGAACTAACTGTTGACGATACGCCATTTGATGACGTACCCATGTATTTACAATTTGGTCCAGTCCAACAGTAGGAGCACTACCAGTATCCCCGGTAGATTTCATAACATCTAATAAACTAATTTGTTTGTTCAAATCAGCCATTTGTTGCTGCATCTGAGGAACTTGTGGTAGATATTCAGATAATTTCATTATTAATCCCTGCTTAGTTTAGTAATATCTTGCATAGACACTAATTTTAGTATGTTGTCCATCGCTTTGTCTTTTAATTCAAACTCTTCAGAATGAGAAGCAACCTTTTCAATCTTGGTTTTCTCTTCTTTTAGTTTACTTAACTGGTCTTTTAAATCTTCTATCTCTTTATTTTTAGTCTCAATTTCATACTCTAATTCAGCAGTATCCACGTCAGTTGATATGTTTATATTCTCCAACACACCTTGACTAGCCGCTTCTTTTATTAGAGCAATAAATTGCCCCTCTGATAATACAACAACCGCTGAACTATCGTCAGAGATATCTTCATCAGCATTCATAGTTTTTAAATCTTCATGCCAAGTGTTTAATATTCTCCAAGTTCCAGTGTCATCTTTAGCAGCTACATATTGCTGACCGGAATCAGAAAGCATATTTCCTATTACCATTAACTTCTCCTAATACTTCTCTACTTATATTATACTCTATTTTTCTAATTTATCTTCTACCAGTCAATTCTTGACGAAGTTGATTGTTTTCGTGTACATATTTTTCTGCTAAATCTGTGTACAAAATAGTCAATTTGTCAATTTTTTCTGTTAAAAGTAATATCTTAGATTTCAAGTCTTCTTGACTATCTAAAATATCTGCGATACCCTTCATCTCTTCCTGATGATTATAGTATGTATTATCAAATTTTTTTCGTTCTTCGTTATCCAATTTAACCCCCTATGAAATTAAACAGGCACTCCATCCGCAAGACTTACAAGTCTCACAGCCATCCGCAAACACTACATTAGGTGTAGTACAACATTTTATATCAGTTGTTTTATTTATAGCTTCTTCCTCTATTTCAAAACCAGTCAATGTTGGTTGCTCTGATTTGTCTGCGTTACCTTTTACAAGGACTTCTTTCTCCCGGCTCCCTGCTCTATAGACGGTAATTCCCTTACATGCCTCTTTCCATGCTAACATATAAGCGTCTTCTACGTCTTCTCGAGTAGCTGAGTTTGGGAAATTAATTGTTTTAGAGATACCTGAATCACAAGCTTTTTGAAAAGATGCTTGCATAAGAACATGGTCTTTTGGAGATATTTCCGGTGCTGTGGCATATACTGCCTTAGCCCAATCTGGAACTTCCGGTACAGTGGCTAGTGTTCCACCATCCGCTAAGTAGTCCATTAAATCTTCTGAATAAAAACCGTGCTTCCTAGCGTCTTCTTCAAAATACTTGTTTACGTAATTTAAAGTTTTTCCTTCTAATATATTTTGTTTTTTCCAAGCCAATGCAAAAGTAGGTTCAATCCCACTAGATGTATCAGCTATCATTGATATTGTTCCTGTAGGAGCAACTGTTAGCCTACAGTGATTTCTAAATTTTTGAGTTGCTTCATCATTGAAAGGAACATTGTATGTACTTTTTTCCCATGCTGGGAAAGTTCCTCTAGACTTAGCCAATTCTTTAGATTCATCATCCGCCCATTCTCTAACAGATGTCATTAGTCTGCTTCCGGCTTCTCTAGCAAGTTTTGAGCCATAAGGTACTTGCATTTGTATTAGTAAATCAGCAAACCCCATAATCCCTAGCCCAATTTTTCTAGTTGCTTTTGTCATTTTTTCTATATCTGAAGTTGCATATTTGTTAGCATCAATAACATTATCTAAAAAGTGGACAGACTTTCTAGTTACCCACTCTAACCGAGCCCAATCTATTTTTTCTTCCCAACCATGAGTAGGTCCATCTGACCTTTGGTAAAATTTTGCTAGGTTTATAGAACCTAAGTTACAAGACTCATTTCCTAATAAGGGTTGTTCACCACAAGGGTTTGTAGCAATCATTTCACCATATTCTTTTTGGACATGGTTGTCTTTGTTTACTTGGTCTAGGAATATCATGCCGGGTTCACCGTTTCTCCAAGCCCCTTCTACAATTTTATTAAATACTGCTCTAGCATTAAGTGTTCCGTCAACCTTATTATTTTTTGGATTAATTAACTTGTAATCCATATTGTTTTCGACTGCTTGCATAAAGTTAGAATCCACTCCAACAGATATGTTAAAGTTATGAATATCCCCCTCAACTTTTTTGCAGTCAATAAAATCTAAAATATCAGGATGGTATATAGACATTACTGCCATATTAGCACCATCTCTCTTTCCGCCCTGTGTAATCATAGATGACACCCTTGATAGTGTCTTTAGTACTTCTATAGGACCACAAGCAATCCCATGAGTAGATTGTATTTTATCTCCTTTAGGTCTCAGGTTAGACAACGCAAAACCTGTCCCGCCACCAAATTTTTGAACCATAGCACTGTCAGTTGCAGCCTTCATTATACCTTCCATGCTATCTTCTAAAGGTAGTACGAAACATGCTGAAAGAGTTCCTTGTTCTGTTCCCGCATTCATTAGTGTTGGGGAGTTAGGAATAAACTCTAAATTAGACATTATGGTATAAAAATCTTTTTCTGTTAGTTGAGCATCCACAGGCAATTTGCCATAGTCTGTATCTACTTTAGATACCGCAGCAGCAACTCTAGAGAATAGCTCTGAAGAATCTTCTATAATATCTCCGTTAGTGTCTTTTAAATAATACCTATGACTAAGAATAACTTCTGCTTGGTCTGTGATTATACTTTTACTTTCTGTGCGTGTTTCTATTTTATTCTTTGATATCATTTAAAAATTCTCCTATTAAGTTATTCTATTGTTGTCTATGATTGCAATATAGACAAAGACCTCTTTCTGGAACCCAAAAAGAAGGGTTACAAACAGGGTCACCACATTGCGGGTTTGGTGCAGAAGTAGCCCTCTCACTCGGATTAACTGGTATCATTTGCAAAGAGTTAATTTCTGGGTCTGCACCCTTCCGTTCATTATCCATTTGCCTACGACTCTCCGGGCTCTCCCCGGGACTCAAAGCGTTAAACCAATCCGAAGCATTTCCTAAATCTACAAACTTATACGCTGTATCATGTGCTGCCTGTAAAGCCATTGCAATTGAGAAAAAAGCATCCCCATGACCCATTGGAGTATCAGGAGCTTTCAATTCGTTGCTTACAGACAGAATCTGTTGTCTCTGTCTTTCGTCTTTGATTAGTTTTAATATACCAGAATGAACAAAATTTTCAAAGACAGAAGCCATAGTATTTTTAGTTTTTTGTGAAAAATGCATAGGCATCCATCTAGCGTCTAAACCACGGTCTTCTAATTCCCCTCTAGTGTTATCAACATAACCTGAAGTTAAATTAAAATTATCGGCTACTTCATTTAAATATTCTATCTGGTCTGAATAACTCCAACCATCTAAGAAAGAGTGGTGAATTTGTTTTATATCATCACCTCGTTTTCTAAACAAAACTAAATGAGATGGGTGTTTTTTCTTTCCTACATCAAACCCACCAAATATATAATCATCGGGTTTCAAGTCTGTATATTTTTTGGTTGCTGGAAGAGACCTTAAAGTATCGTCTTCACACTTTTCAATGTCTTCAACATCAAAATAAGACTCTGTAGCAAAATGTGGAATCAACATAAACTCTGAAGCAAAAGATTTAGGTCTAGCTTTTTGCTGTGCTAACAGGTACTTCTCACTCATTATCTCTGGAGCTAAAACTCTTCTTCCCGGCACTGGGTCTAGTGCGGGTAGTACTCTAGCTTTGAATCGTTCATCATCTTGTAACTTAGCCAGTATATCGTTTGGCATCATTGGTGTCCCAACAACTATTACTGGGGCTTCCTTTAGAGGAATGAACATAGACTCTGTCATAAAGTGGTCTTCTACTTTAGTTATCTGTCCCATATTCAATGGGTTCTCAGGGTCTCTCAAAACGTCATCAGCAATTAGTGCCCCATTCACGTGCATACCTCGTTTGAAAGAAAACAATCCACCATGCATGATTTCCATAGGTTTATTGTTTTTATAAAATCTAGCCGAAAAATCAGCTTTTGGGTTTCTGTTTATAAGTAACTCTGGGATAATTGGATTTCTTGCGACAATCTTATTTATCTCTGCAATATGGTATTTAGCCATACCATCACTATAAGAAAGATAAAGTATGGACATATCTCTAGGAGCCTTCAGCAATCTCCAAACACTAAATGCATGCCCTAAAATTGTAGATTTAAAATGTCCACGAGGGAGAATACCTACATAATTTAAGCCAGTTTCTAAACATTCTTCAATATCTTCAGCAAGTAGACTTACATGCCAAGCTTTGAAATACTCTGGGTTATCATACGAAAGAGCCCATATGTTTTCAATGAACTCTCTAAAGGTTCCTACTTCATATCTTTTTTGTTCTAGTAATCCATCGGAAAGCATATCAAATGCTCCTCCGACACTAATAATGTCTTTAGCCATTGCTATATGTCCCTATGTTTTTGTTCGATAGATTTAAGTTTTACACCAATTCTCTGTAGAGTAGCTTGGTCTGATATCTCTTCGATTAAAACAGACATAATATCTTGAACAAACTCTAGATTTATCATGCCTTGAAGAACCTCTCGCTGCCCTTTTATACCAATGTCAGCTGCCCTAGCGGCATCCAACGCTCGGTCATAATGCAACTCACTCATTTCTCGTACTGCTTTATTAGCTATTTCAGTATAACCATCTAACTGTTCAGATTGTAACCTAGCAAATCTTTGGCCTTCTGATTCAGCTAAACTTCTTTGGGTATCTGATATAGCCACCGCTTTTTGTTCCCCCCATTTTTCTTTTTTAGCCCACATATATATAGTAGGCGGGGAAACAGCATGCTCTTCAGTAGAAATTTCTTCCGCTATTTGTTTAGCAGTTTTATCTCCTTTAAGAAACAATTCCATTGCTTTAAGTTTAATTTCGTCT